GCGCACAACCGCTGATTATTGCGCTGACCACCGCCGGCCACGACATCAATTCCATATGCTACGAAGTTCACGAATACGCCGAACGTGTGGCCAATGGCGAAATAAACGACCCGACCTTCCTGCCTGTCCTGTACCGGGCAGGCCGCGAAGATGACTGGACGCAGGAAGAAACGTGGCGCAAAGCGAACCCGGGCTACGGCAGCATATGCCGTGCGGAGTATTTCCAGCAGGAGGTGCGCAAATGCCAGGCGAACCCGGCGCTGCTTAACACCTTTCTACGGTTGCACCTGAACATTTGGACGCAATCGGAAACGGCATGGATCAGCGACGACGAATGGATGCGCGGCCGGACCGACCTGCCGGACGACGAATACCTGGCGAAGCTGCCGTGCTATGGCGGGATGGACCTGGCCGCCACACGCGACCTGACGGCGTTCGCGCTCATGTTCCACGATGAAAAGAAAAAATGCTATTACCTGAAGGTGCACCAATTCCTGCCCGAAGCCCGGGCCAGCGGACGCAGCGCAGAGCAGGTGGACTACAGGCGATTTGAACGCGACGGCGATTTGACCATCACGCCAGGCAACGCCATGGACATGCGCTATATCCGCGATTACATTATCCGGCAGGCCGACAAATACCAAATCCATTCCGTCGCATTCGACAGGAAGTTCAGCACCTATATCGTGCCGGAACTGGTGGACGCCGGCATCGAAATGATGCCATTCGGTCAGGGGTTCTATGACATGAGCTACCCTACCAAAATGTTTGAAATCGAGGTGGTCGAAGGCAACCTGATTCACGGCGGCAACGCGTGCCTGCGCTACCAAATGGGATGTGTACGCATTGACCGTGACCCGGCCGACAACATCAAGGTGACGAAGAACAGGAACAAAAACGGCCAGCAGGTGGATGGCGTTGTGGCCGCTATCATGGCGTTTGGTAACCTGCTGAACAACACCGACACAGGCGACGAAATATTCGAGGTGGTTACGCTGTAATTAGCCCTGCGTACATTCGCAGCATGCTCGAAAGAATCCGCCGCCTGTTCAGCACGCGCGCACGTGTGGCCTACACGGGCAGCAACGAATTTTGGAACAGCACCGCCTACACCATGCGCACCCGATCCGGCGCGATGGTCGGAAAGGAAAACGCCATGACCGTGGCGACGGTGTACGCATGCGTCCGGGCCATTTCGCAGACGTTGGGCTACATGAACCTGAACGTGCTGGAACGCATCGACAGCGGCCGGCGCCTGGCGTTCAACCACCCGGCCCACCAGCTGTGCGCCGTACGGCCGAACGAATATCAGACGCCATACGAATTTTGGGAAAGCATCACGGCCATGGCCATCGTTTACGGCCGTGCGTTCGCCCACATCCAACGCAACCCATTCGACGGCCGGCCGACAGCGCTGCACATCCTGCACACGAACGATTGCCAAATGATGAACCTGAACGGCATGCTGTTCGTACGGCATTCGGAATTGGGAGACATCAAATACGAAGACGTGTTCAGCGTGAGCTGCTTGAACGGCAAATCGCCCATCGAGCTGCACGCGGAAAACATCGGCATAGCAAAGGCGGCGGAGAATTACGGCGCGGATTTCTTTGGATCCGACGGCAGCATGTTAGGCATCCTGTCCACGGACAACCCCATCAAAAACGAACAGATGGACGCCGTGCGCCGTTCATGGCAAACCGGCGGCATCGGCGTGAAGGTGCTGCCGTTCGGATTCAAATACCAGCAGATTTCGCTGCCACCGGAACAGGCGCAGTTCCTGCAGACGCGCCGCTATTCTGACGAAACCATATGCACTATCATGGGCGTCCCGCCGCAGATTGTGGGTGTGAACACGCAGACGACGTTCAGCAATACGGAAGAACAGGGCCGGAACTTTGCGCGACACACTATCGTGCCGTGGGCCACACGCATCGAACAGGAAGTCAACCTGAAGCTGATCGCCGAATTTGAGCGCGAAGATTTCTTCGCCAAATTCAACATGCAGGATTTGATGCGCGGCGACACGAAAGCGCGCAGCGAATTCTACCACCAAATGCTGACCGACGGCGTCTTCACCATCAACGAGGTGCGCCGGCAGGAAGATTACAACACCATTGGTGCCGCTGGCGATGTTCACCTGGTGCAAGTGAATCAGATGGACCTGAACAGCATGCAGGATTACAGCGTCAAAATCAGCAGCAATACGGCACCGTAGTGTACCATAAAACGAACCTAATGGAAGACAACGCACAACAGCAGGACCACGTGGTCCGGAACCTATACGGTGCCGACGTGGAGGTACGCGCCATCGAGGTGCGCGCGGAAGAAAACATGACCATCACGGGCTATGCGTCTGTGTATGGGGACCAATACGATTTGGGCTATTTCACCGAACGTGTGGCACCAGGTGCATTCGAAGGCCGGCTGGATGACGACGTCCGGCTGCTGATTAACCACGAAGGCATGCCGCTGGCACGCACGACGAATGGCACGCTGGAACTCACCACCGACGGACGCGGCCTGTTTTATCGTGCGCAGCTGGCGGACACGCAGGAAGGCCGCGACCTGTACAAACTCATCCAGCGCGGCGACATCACGCAATCTTCATTTGCATTCACCATTGACGACGACGAATGGACGGCCGACAGGAAGCTGCGCACCATCAAGCGTGTGGGCCGCCTGTACGATGTCAGCCCGGTGACATACCCTGCTTCACCTACCACCACGGTGCAGGCGCGCGCTATGGCTGCCGGCATGCTGTCGGACGAAGCAGAACAGCGCGCGGAACAGGTGCAGGTAACTGTCCAGGTGACCGTGACCGAAATGCCGGAAGAACCGCACATGGAAGAAACGCCGATGGAGGAACCGGCAGAAATGGATTCCTTGAACCTTAATACCTTTGAACGCATTAAACCTTTTGCAGATATGAAACTGAATGATCTCAAGGCGCTTCGGGCGTCTAAAATTGCACAGCTGAAGGCGCTGGCCGAATCAGCTGATTTGATGCAGCGCGGCCTGTCTGACGCTGAAGAAACCACCGTGGACACCATCAATTCGGAGGTGGCAGAACTCGACACCAAAATCGAGCGTGCCGAGAAACTCGAAGCACAGGTGATGCGCGCCGCATTCAGCGCCGCTACGCCGCAGCCCGAAGTGATGGAGCAATCCAAAATCCAGCAGCGATACAGCATCAGCAAGCTGGTGCGCGAAGCGATGACCGGCCGCCTTACCGGTTTGGAAGCGGAGATGTCGCAGGAAGCTGCGTCTGATTTGAAAAACGCTGGCGTAGGTGTACGCGGTTTGGCGCAAATCCCGGGATTCATCCTGCGGAACACGTCGACCATCGGCGGCACGAACGTACCTGGTCAGTCGAACACCAACGTGTTGGAAGCATTGGTGCCAACGCCGATCCTTGAACAGGCCGGCGCAAACGTTTTGCGCGGTTTGGCTGGCAACATCAACCTGCCTTCGCTGAACGACGGCACGGACATCATCAACGAAACGGCATCGGCAACTGGTGCAGCGGCCATCGCAGCACGCCAGCTTACGCCGCAGCGTGTGGCTTCGCGCATCGACATCACCAACGAATTGCTGGCTGCCATGAACCAAAGCATTGACGCTACGGTGCAGCGCCAATTCGCACGGGCGTCTGCAGCGCAGGTTGACGAAATGTTCCTGACGAAAGTCATTGCAGCAGCAGCGTCCACCTTTGTGAAGCGGAACGAAACGGCAGCAGCTACGGTGGCCGGTTTGACGTCGCAGGTGGCATCCGGCCTGATTGGTGCTTTGGGTAACGCGAACGCACTCACCAACAGCACGGCGTTCATCACGTCGCACGGCCTGTTGGCTACGGCGCGCTACACGCCCACCGTCAGCGGCGGTGCTATTCCGATCATGCAGGATAACCAAATCTTTGGGTACAATGCATTCGGCACGTCGCTGGCTGCATCTGGCCTGATCACGGACGCATCTTACGACATCTACAGCGAAGTGTACGCCAACACGACGGCAGCCACCGCGCTGAACAACGAAGCCGATTTGGTTCCGATTGTTATTGCGAACATGGAGAATTGCTACGTAGCATTTTGGGGTGGCGGCGCGGCCGATTTGGTCATCGACCCGTACACCTTGGCAGCTACCGGCATCACCCGCCTCATCTTGAACATGTACGCTGACGCCGATTTCGCCCACACCGGCGACGTCCGTTTCACCGTCGGCGCCTGATATTGCTGAACGAAATGGAAGCCCGGACCCCTACGGTCCGGGTTTCCTATTTTTGGGCTATGGCAATGCGTTACACACGGGCGGCAGAACCCACCGACACGAACTTCATTTCGCTGGTGAACCTGAAAAATTACCTGCGAATTGACACCAGCGACGACGACACGGTGCTGGCGCAGTTGCTGACGTCTGCGCGCCAGGCATGCGAAGAATACACAGGCCGGCTGTTGGGTTCCGGCACGGTGACCTATTACATGGATGGTTTCGAGGACAGCAGCTTCATCGCCGGGCCTGTTACGGCCATCAGCAGCGTGACCTATTACGACATTGACAACGTGCTGCAGACGCTGTCCACATCCCGATGGTATGCCGATTTGGTCAGCTCACCACAGCGGATTGCCTTTGACGCGCCGCCGGCCGTGTTCCTTGAACGCTACGGCCAGGTAATAATCACGACCACGGCAGGACACAGCACCGTGCCTGGCCCTATCCTGCAGGCTATGCGTATGCTGTCGGCCCATTTCTACGATAACCGTCAGGCCGTAGTGACCGGCACGATTGCCACGGAAATGCCGTTGGCCGTTCACGCGCTGCTGTCGCCATACCGGGTGTACGCATGAGGCCGGGCCGCATGGATCGGCGTGTGGTAATTCAACAGCCCACCGCCACGAAAGATGACTGGAACTACGATGCCATCGCATGGAGCACGTTCGCAACCGTGTGGGCCACGAAGCTGGACAAAGGCGCAGGCGAAACGGTGGAAGCGAACCGGCAGACGGCCATCAACCGCACGCAGTTCACCATTCGCTACCTGTCGGGTGTGAATGCCACGATGCGCATTTCCTACGGCGGCCTGCTCTACTACGTCGTGGGCGTTGAGGAACTCGGCAGGCGCGAAGGTCAAATCCTGTACACAGAGCTGCGCAACTGATGTTCCGTTTCAAAGTAGACGACAAAACATTCAAGCAGCTGGAATCGGCGCTGAAGGATTTGCCCGAAGAAATGCGGCGCAAACCTGTGGAACAGGCGTTCGTGAAGGCCGCGCAGGAATTTAAAAAAGAGGCCGTAAGCATAGGAAAACAAGTTGCCGAATCAGGCAGTTGGGCAAAGGCGCAGCAGGTGGTGCGCGGCCGCATGGAGGAATTCGGCCCGTATGCCGTAGTGCGTACGGCTAACAGACAATTTAGTGTGGTGAAACGCAGCCCACACATGCCAAACCCGGCCCCTACAATAGCCAACCCAAACAAGTACAACCACCTGTTGCAGCAGGGCAGCAAAGCCGGCCTGCGCATCGGTGGTTTGGGAAAAACCGCTGGCGTACGCCGTCGCCGCCGCTACAAATTCGGAAAGCAGGACGGGCGGCGTCTAACCGGCAAAGGCGGATTCATTGTTAAAAATGCGAAGACGGGCTACCTGCACCGCATTGCCGGCATCCGACATCCCGGATTTGGCGGACACGACATCTACGGACTGGCGGTGGAAAGCAAATCGACAGCAGCGGTGGCAAAATTCGATGCGCTGTTCGGGACAATTTTGGAGCGTTACAAAAACAAACACGGTTTTGCATGATAA